TCCACTGTGCGAGGGCGAAGGAGAACGACGAGGAGATGCCGGTGGTCACAACGTCCCACGGGAACTGCATCTGCCAGACGTTCATGTCCTCGGTCTCCTCCTCGGGCGGCGTGTAGCCGAGGCCGTCGTCGGAGATCAGACCGAGATTGACGAAGGGCGCGGTGGTCAGCGCGTCCAGCGTGGCCGGGAGGGCGGTTCCGGTCGGGGCGATGAACACGCCACCACCGGCCCCCACCACGGGCTTGGTGTCGAGCGTTGCCATTACTGGTGTCCTTTCATGGGTGGCAATGCACGGTCGCCTCGATCACGTACCGAGGTCGTGCGTGCCCTTGGCCGTCAGCGGCCTCGGGATCGGGGTCATACCGGAACGTCCCGGTACGGAACTCGGAGACGCAGCCGAGGTCGTGAGCCCCCGGCAACTCGGTCTCCAAGGTGGAGGCCACGAGCGCACCGAGGTCGTGCGCGGCAAGGTGGCCCTCGTGGTAGGCCTCGATCCGCACCTGCACTTCGCTCAGGGCGAAGCCGGGGCGGATGTCGCCGCCCGTGCGAGTGATGAGCACGAGCGGGTAGAGGCGGTTGTGCGGAAGGTCGGTGTAGACGCGGGCATTGACCTCGGGACCGATCACGGCATGGCCGCGCAAGAACGTCGAGACCAACGCCTCGATGTCAACGGTCACGGGCATGGTCACTCCCCGGCATAGCGGTCGTCCCAGCGCAGGCCCACGGCTCGTACGGCGAACTCCATGGGGTGCTTGGCCGGGAACGGTCGGCCCTTGCGGACAGGGCTTGGCCCCGCGCCGTACTCGATCCACACCCACTTGAAGTCGCGGGCATAGACGCGAGTGCGGGCCGCACGGGTGTTGAGCGGTCGGGACTGGATGGACGCGGCGTAGTGGCCCGTGCGATGGGGTGCTCGGGCTCGCGCGGCCATGGCGATCTCCTCACCGGCCACGGCAAGGTGCGCGTGGATGGAAGGGAGTTGGGCGAGTCGTCGGATGTTCTGCTGGTTGACCCCGGTGAGTCTCATGCGGTGCTCCTACTCACGGTGGCCTCGACGTGATGCGGGCCGAGTTCGGTCAGGGACTCGTAGATGACGGGCTCGCCCACGACCTCCAGCGGGCCGTAGCCCTCGACCTCGACCTGTGCGAAGGCGTCGATCCGCCCGGCCATGGATGCGCCGAGGAGGAGGAGGAAGGTCTGCTCGTAGGACCGGCCATCACCCGTCTCCGGGCTGGCCCGCTCCACCAGTCGGCACATGGTGGCGATGGGGTCGGCGAACACGTAGACCGTGTTGCCGTGCCGGTCGGGCTCGGGTGCGACGACCCGGTTCTTGACCCAGCAGCGGGTCCGAAGGTGCCGGTCGAGGAACGTCACAGTTCGGCCCCCGTGTCGGTGACCGTGGCGGCATTGGTGAACGCCACGGACTTGATGCCACTGGCACGACCTCCACCGAGCATGAGGTTGAGGAGACGTATCTCCTCCTCGGTGAGGGTCAGGCGACGGCCCACGTCGGAGTCGTAGGTGACCGAGGAGCCGCCCACCGACTCCGAGCGGATACCCAAGGGCACCGTTCGGAGTCGGTGGACACGCGCCACCACGAGGTCCGCGAGGAGGTCCGGGTAGAGAGTGGCCATCTCCACGGCGCGGACGCCGAGGTAGAGGGACACGAGGTCCGAGGCACCGTTGAGACTGCGCTCGATGCCAAGGCGGTCCTCCTCGGGCACGACGACGCCGAGGATCAACTCGTAGTCGGCGAGCGTGGCGAGAGCGGCCATGGGCTACGGAGCCGGAACGTTGGCCGGGTCGGGGTCAACGATGGCGTACGGGAAGTCCGCCTCGTCGCCTGCGAACCGCTCCGGGTTGGGCAGGATGCCCCAACCGAGCCGCATCTTGACGCGCATACCGATGGCGTCCTGCTCGGCGAGGTTGATGCCCTGAATCGTGGCCTGATCGAGCATCTTCACGGTCAGGTCCTGACGCATCACGATCCGGGTCGTGGAGATGTCGCCGAGGAGCAGCGACGCCAGCGACTTGTCCCAGATGCGCCGGTTCAGGAACTCCAGCGGCACACCCCAGACCGTGTTGACCTGCTGGCCAGAACGGGCGTCGGTGGCGTAGAGGAACTGGCCGTTGTGGTCACGCGTGTTCCGCAGGAGCGGGGCGATGGACCGGGGACCGAAGCCACGGGACGGGTCGAAACCCGAGTCCTCGACCTCGGCCATGGCGGCGTTGAGGGAGTTGAAGAAGTCAGCGCCGTCGTAGGCCACGTTCTTGCCAGCCGCCACCGTGCGACCGACGATGCCGCCAGTCGGGAAGGTGGCGGGCACGGGGTCGCCGTAGGGCGACGTGCCGAAGAACACGGTCGAGTCGATCAGTTGGCCGACCGCCTCGGAGACGCGAGCGCGGACCTCATTCCACAGGCCGTACTCGGTGTCATCGAGAACGTTCTCCGCGATGACGGCGGTGCCAGCGACCTCCTCGACGCCGATCTCGTAGGGGGACCACGACAGGCTGCCCACCGGGGGCTTGACCTGCATGTCATCCGCGTTGTTGGTGAGCCACTGCGCCTTGGGCAGCGTGTCGAGGAACGCGAACTTGGTCTTGTTGGTGCCGATGGTCTGGCGACGGAACGTGGTGAGAGCGACGGACTGCTCGGTGGCAGCCTCGATGATCTCGGGCGCTCGCTCCTGCACCAGCAGGGCGAGAGCCGCGTCCCTAGTCACTGCTGCGGGCATGTGACCTGTCCTTTCGGGATGGGGTCAGCGACGGAAGGCAGCGCGAAGCAACTCGTCGGGGTCGTGCTTTCCCGACTTGGAGTTGCGCCGCGCACCGAGGTCGCCGTGATGGGTGGTCGATGTCGTGGAACCGGAGTCGTCCTGCGCGAGGAACGGGTACTCCTCCAGCACGCGCTCGATGGCCAACTTCAAGGCGGTCTCATCGACCTCGCCGTTGGAGTTGATCTCGATGTCATCCAGCCCCAGATGGGGCAGGACGAGTGCTGGAGCCTTCACGCGACCGCCGAGCAACTGGAGAGCGGCGTTGCGCCGGATGAGCCCTTCGTGACGGGGCTTCCACTCCTTGGTGGCCTCCTCCGCGCCCTCACGTCGGGCACGGTCGATGGCCTTCTCCTGCTCGGTCTTGCTGGCCTCGCGGAACTTCTCCAGTTCGGATTCGATCTCGCTCTGGCGCTTCGTGGCCTTCTTCAACTCGGCCTCAAAGTGCCGCGCACGCCGCTTGGCTGCGCCGAGATCGTCCTCACCCTCATCGGGCTTGGACTGGCCGCCCTCGTCGGACGCCCCACCGGGCTTGCCGGTGTCCTGCTGCTGCTGCTGGCCCTCGTCGGGTCCGTTGTTCGTGTCCTCGTCGGCCACGGTTCCTCCTGCGGTTGTCGCCCCTCATCGGGTGCGGTTCACGCGGCCTTGGCTGCTGCCAAGGCGCGGTCACGAGACGCCTTGATGGCCTCGTACATCTGCTGCCCGAGAGCGATCTCTTGGGCAGACCGGACTCGTGTGGTCCGGTAGACGGGGAGTGGTCGCAAGTCGCAGTTGCAACCGGGGTGCGGCTTCTTCCACTTGGGCGTCGTGTTGAACACGGGTGCCTTGCGGGACGCACCGGCCAACATCAGGCAGAACCGGCAGGCACCGGCCTCGGGGATGCGCTCGTAGCCCTGCACCAGTTCCTCGCGCCCCGCGAAGTAGGCGTCACGGTTGGCGTCGTGGCCTGCGTCGTAGATCGACTGCTGGGCCTCGCCATTGAGGTCCCCATCCATCCACTGCACGGTGCGGCGCAGGGAGGACAGGAGCGCGGCCTGCTCGTCCCAGCCGTTCTCCGTGAGCCGCTTCAAGTAGATCGGGCCGGTGAGGCGCATGATCGACGTGATGCGAGGCCAGTTGAACGTCCGTGGCCGGGGCGGGTTCTGGGGCGAGAGGCCTGCCTGCTGGAGGACGGTGAGGAAGTAGACCAACGCCTCGTGGGTCGTCACGTCGTACTCGGTCTCGACCCCCGCCGCGCCGATGGCCTGTGTGTAGGACGGCCACGACGCATCGAGGTCGCGCATGTCGAGGGTCGCGTGAGCCTTGCGGATTTTTAGGGCCATCCGCCGTTGGGCCTGCTGCACCGAACTGACGAAGCGGGCCTCGGCGCGGACGACTACCGGGTCCTCGGCCATGGGCTACGCCGTGGGCTCGTCGCGGACCTCGGGAGGTCCGGCCTCGCCGAGCGCCATGCCCTCGGCACCCGGCACCACACCGTTGGAGATGGCATCCAGCGAGGCGATCCGCTGGGCCTCCTCGGTGGCCTCGTCCATCCAGCGCTGGGCCTCGTCGGGGGTTGCTCCCCAGCGCTCCCAGAGCACCTTGCGGGGCACGCCGAGGGTGGACATCTTCAACAGCACGTCGGCGATCTCGCCCTCGGTGCGGGCCTCCACGGCATCCCAGCCCACGGAGAGCGCGATGTCCTCGGCGACCGTGGTGTTGTTCTGGATGGTCGCTGCCTTCCGCACGACCTCCTCCCACGCCTCGCCGAAGGTCACCTGCCGGTCCTGCACCTTGCGGTGCAGGCCGTACTCCGTGGCCCTGACCGACTCGCCCGAGGGGAACTGGCCCATGCCAGCCATGAGGTAGTGAGGCGGCGTACGGGACTGCGTGGCCATCGCTTGGATGTCGGCGGTGATCGAGGACAGGAAGCCGGACGGGTCGGCGCTGCCGAACTGGCCGAACTTCGTGGACTCCGAGACCGCGACCCAGAGCCGGTCAACCTCGGAGGCGAACGGCTGGATCGGGTTGCCGCTCTCGTCGGTGTCCACGTCGATGCCGGTCACCCAGCGCTGCGGGAACGCGTGGAACTCCTGCGTGAGCAGCCGGTGGAACGTGGTGCGGTTGATCCGGTCCTGCAACGGGATGATCCCCTGCAACTCCGAGGAGTAGCCGCCCATGAGGTCGGGCTGGTTGTAGAACGCCGTGAACGGCACGCCCTTGGTCGGGTTGGGGATGAGCCAGCCGCCGTCGTCGTCGTCGGTACGTGGCTTCAAGTCGATCTGGGCGATGTCGGAGCGGGTGGTGAGCCGCGCGGTGAAGACCTCGGCAGCCTCCCCGGCCTGTGCCGACTTGAAGCGGTAGATGTTGTTCTGGTCGTAGAGGGTGACGTAGACGAAGTTGTCCCGGCCCTGCCAGACCTTCACGGCATAGAGCGCTTCGCCCGTGATCTCGTCGTGCCGGACGTGGACCTGCATCGGGGACTCGCCCCGGATGAGCGGCGGCAGGCTGGACTCGGGATTGGGCCACACCGAGACGTAGGAGACGCCGCACTTCAACGCCTCGACGTAGACACCGAGTTGCCGGGCATCGAGGTTGTTGGCCTGCCAGACCTTCCATGCCTCGGAGTCGCCGTTCTGGTTGGCCGAGGTCGTGATCTTGCCGACGCGCAGCCGCTCGGCGACGACATCCACGACGAGACGGCACCAGTTGCTCGTGGCCATCGTCAGGAGTTCCTTGTAGGCCTGAGTCAGGCGCTTGGGCTCGGTGGGGAGAGCCTGCAAGCCGTTGTAGTAGTCGTCGTACGTGGTGAAGTCGAGGCGCAGGTCGGCCAACTCCTTGGCCATGGCCTTGGCGAGGTCGCCCGCTGCCTTCTCGTCCAACTGCTCCTGCTCGGCCACAGTCAGGCCCTCCGGTTGTTCCAGAGTTCACGCAGGAGTTGGCGCACGGCGATGTCGCGCTTGGAGCCGGTCTTGCCCACCGTGATCTTCTTGGCGAGCAACTTCTCGACGGCCCTGTCTGCGATCTTGTCGATGTCTTCCGGGGTCACGGGGTCCTCCATGAAGGTGGTCGTTGGCCGAAGCACGACCGGGTTGGGTCGCGGGTGGTAGTCGAGACCTCCCGATGCGAGGCCGTTGCGTCCGGCGAGGTAGTCGCGCCACTGAGCGGCGGCACCGTTGGCGAGGTCGGCGTCACTGCCGAGCACGAGGTGGATGTGCGGGTCCATGCCGCCGCGCGAGGCGGGCTTGTCCCGTGCCCATGAAGCGGCCCCGCCGTGGCGGGTGACCCGGATGACTCGCGCGATCTCCTCCTCGGGCAGGTCGCGCGAGCGGATGTCGAGGCAGCCGCCCTTGTCGTGGTAGCCAGCCGAGGCGGCGGCACCGCCGCCGTTGAGGGACATCCACGCGCCCTGCACGATGACCGGCTCCCAGCCCAGCGCCCGTACGACGCCGAGCCACCACTGGTGCATGTAGGGGCTCATCCAGATCGGGCGACCGGAGGAGTCCGTGCCGTAGCGGATGGGGTCGCTCATGTGTCCTCGCTGGGGCGTCGGTGGAGGA